CCTGCTCCTATCTCCCCGACACGCGCCGAGCCAGTCGGAGACAGTCCGTTCATAAACCGACCAGAACCGAGTTAGACTAGAAACATGGCAACTAAGAAACGAAAGAGATTGGGGCAGACAAAACCACGCCTGTCTAATGCGCCTATTAAAGGTAAATCCAGAGTCGATGAAGTAGCCAAGCTCTCAGAACAAATCGGCATGCCTTTATTGCCATGGCAGCATCATGTGTTAGAGGACATGCTAAAAATTGACGCTAAAGGAAACTTTGTGCGCAAAAGTAACTTGATCCTTGCGTCAAGGCAGTGCGGCAAGACTCATCTTGCGCGTATGCGTGTTCTGGCAGGCTTATTCATATTTCGTGAAAAGAACATCCTTATGATGTCATCAAATAGAGGTATGGCTTTGACCTCATTCCGAGAGATAGCGTCAATGATCGAAAGCCATGACTTCTTGATGTGCCAAGTCAAAGCAATTCGTTATGCCAACGGCACAGAGTCCATCGAGCTACTGCCAGAGTTCGGGGGATGCCGCTTAGACGTAGTAGCTGCGACTAGAGATGGTGCTCGCGGTAGAACAGCAGACTTCCTATGGATTGACGAGCTTCGTGAGATCGATGAACAGGCTTTTATCGCGGCTAGTCCAGTGACGCGTGCACGCGCCAATTCCCAATCACTATTTAGCAGCAATGCCGGAGATGCGTTTTCAAAAGTGCTGAACGATATGAGAAATAGGGCGATGGAGTATCCACCTAAGCAATTAGGCTACTGGGAGTATTCTGCGCCACAATATATAAAGATCGATCCTAACTCAGAGGAGTTCTGGGATGCAGTCGCTATGGCTAATCCGTCTCTTAACTACACAGTCACAGAGGATGCAATCCGAGAGACCCTAGCGATGAGCACAGTTGAGTCAATTCGCACAGAGACCTTGTGTTCGTGGATTGACGCTTTGAGCAGCCCTTGGCCTATGGGCATACTTGAGGAAACCAGCGATAGCGATCTACAAATGTCAGCTGGAGCTTATACAGTATTCGGGTTTGACGTAAGTCCGTCGAAAAGAAATGCAAGTCTATGCGCCGGCCAAATACTTCCTGACGGACGGATCGGTATTGGGATCCTAGAGACTTACTACAGCGATACAGCAGTGGACGAGTTAAAGATTGCCGCTAGTATCAAAGCGTGGTGCGATATCTATCGTCCTAAAGCTGTATGCCATGATAAGTATACTACTGCAACCATCGCAGAGCGCTTAGCTAACGCTGGAGTCCAGATACAAGATGTTTCAGGACAGAAGTTCTATCAGGCGTGTTCGGACTATCTTGACAGTCTTGTAAATCATAGGGTCGTTCATTCGGGCCAAGACATATTTTTGGAACAGATGAACAATTGCGCGGCAAAAGAGTCAGACCACGGCTGGAGAATCATCCGCAGAAAATCCGCCGGAGACGTGTCAGCGCCAATTTCACTAGCAATGATCGTTTCAACTCTTATGAAGCCGCAGTCGAAGCCGGAGATTATTGTAGGTTAGACACGCCGTAGCAGATTGTCTAATTACTTGACAAATGGTACAATTTCTGTCTATGGGTATCTTTTCGCGTAAGCCGCAAATCATTGAAGCGCAAAACGCGCCGCAGGTAATGTCTGACTCTTACTTGTCATTTGGTAATTACTATCCAATCTTGGTAACTCGTACTCAAGCTTTACAAGTTCCAGCCATCAAAAGATGCAGAGACTTAATCAGTGGAACGATCGCAAGTGTGCCACTTGAGTATTACAAAAAATCCACAGGCGAAATGATTGCACCCCCTCGTTGGGTTGAGCAACCTTCTAAAGCGCAGCCACGATTTGAGACAATGTATTTCACGCTTGACTCATTGCTTATGTTTGGCGTTAGTTACTGGTTAATTACAGAGACTTATGTTGAAGACGGAAGAATGGCAAACGCACAATGGGTTGCTAACAGTCGCGTCACATTTGTTACAGACTCAGAAAACAATTTTGTAACACAATACTTTTTAGATGGTAAGCCATTGCCGATGTCAGGTCTTGGATCTTTAATTACTTTCCAGAAAGACGAAGGTATTCTTGCTGTTGGCGGTAAGACAATTAAAGCTGCACTTGATGCACAAAATGCTGCAAGCATTGCTTTACAAACTCCAAACGCAACTGGCTTCCTAAAAAATACAGGTGCCGATCTTCCACCTAGTGAAGTATCTGGTCTTCTTGCAGCTTGGAAAAAAGCAAGAAGTGGCAACGGAGTCGCGTACTTGACTTCCACGATCGATTACCAAACTATTGGTTTCAGTCCTAAGGACATGGGCTACACAGATGCAATTCAAAATTTAGCGACCGAATGCGCGAGACTTTGTTCCGTGGATCCTTACTATGTGTCTGCATCAATGAATCAGAGCATGACTTATAGCAACGTGATTGAAGAAAGAAAACAATTAGTAGCTTTAACATTGCAGCCTTACGTTTCAGCAATTGAATCTAGACTCAGCATGGATGATGTATCCACAGTTGGACATTATGTAAAATTCTCGTTAGACGAAACATTCTTGAGAACAGAACCAATGGAAAGACTCTTAGTATTAGAGAAGATGCTTGCACTTGGTTTAATTACAACTGAACAGGCTATGGAAATGGAAGATCTAACACCTAACGGAAATGGCAGTTAATGGAAACTTTATACATCGAAGCATCATCAATTGAATGTTCAGAAGAACGCCGCGAAATCTCTGGAAAAATTGTTCCTATGGGAACAGGCGAAATTGGTAGCACAAATCTAGGAAAATACACATTTGCAGCTAACTCTATTGAGATCGCTGATCCATCAAAGATTCGTTTATTGTCACAACACAATTTACAAAAGCCAATTGGCAAAATGATTTCAGCAGAACAAAAAGCAGATGGCATTTATGCTGTATTCCGTTTAAGCCGCAGCACGGCAGGATCAGATGCTTTAATTATGGCTCAAGAAGGGCTTGTTACAGGACTTAGCATTGGTGCTGAAATAATTGCATCACAGCCTTCTAAAGATGGCTACACAGTTGTGTCACAAGCTAAATTAAAAGAAGTTTCTTTAGTAACTGTTCCTGCATTTGCATCAGCAGAAATACTAGAGATCGCAGCAGAGGAAGTTATCCCTGCTGAAGAAAACCCACAAACAGAAAGCGAGACAGCTATGGAGAACACCACTCCTGAGGCAGTTGCAGCACCAGTAGAGGCAGCAGCAGTTGAAGCTGCTCGTCCTACAGTTGCGGCTAGTTACTTCACATCACCACGCGTAAACCTAAATGTTACAGCAGGCGAATACGCTAAAGCACAGATCAACGCAATGCGCGGAGATTCAGATGCACGCGATCTAGTAGCAGCGCTACAGGTTGCAACAGTTGCAGAAAATACAGGAATGGTTCCACCTACATACCTAAAGGATGTTATTGGAATTATTGATTCACAGCGTCCATTTATTGATAGCATCGAGCGTGCTGCACTTCCTGCATCAGGAATGAAAATTTTCACTCCTAAGTTAGGTACACAGGCAACTGTTGCATTGACAGCAGAAGCAGCAGAGTTCTCATCAACAGACACAACAGTCACGTTTCAAGAAGATGTCGTGGTCAAGTTCGCGGGCGCCGGAAAACTCGATCTAGAGCTCGTTGATCGCAGCGACCCATCTTTCCTTGATTTGTATTTGCGCGAGTTGGCTGCTAGCTATGCTCAAAAGACAGATGCATACGCAGCACAAATTGCAGCGCAGAATGCAACACAATCATCTTCTTCAACAATTTACAAAGCTATCGCTTTAGGTATCTCAGATTCCTATGGTGTAATGCGTCAAACACCTAACAATGTATTAGTTGCAACATCAGGTGGAGAAGATGGAATTGACTTCGCTGGACTATTAGGAGCAGTTGATACTACAGGACGTCCTCTATACGCAGCTGCTGCATCTCAAAATGCTAACGGCTTGATTACACAAGGTTCAACAAATGGCACAGTCGCAGGTTTGAACTTGGTAGTAGATCCTAATTACACAGGTGACGATGCAAATGCGAAGCATGCACTTGTTTATCCAACAATGGCAATGCGATTCCATGAATCCGGCACGCTACAAATTCGCGCCAATGTCGTTGCAAATGGTCAGCTAGAAATCGGCATCTACGGATACGTTGCAGTAGTAAATCGCTACCCAGCTGCATTCCGTAAGCTAAACGTTGCTTAATTAGCAACACTTTAAGTCGCTCTAGGGGGTAGTAGCCCTCTACCCCCTAGAGTCTTTAGAAAGGAAACGCGATGGCACTTACGACAGTTGCATCTCTTAGATCCACTCTTGGAGTTGGCACATTGTATCCAGACGCGACCCTTCAATCCGTCTGCGATGCCGCAGATGATGTTTTGCTTCCTATGCTATGGACTCCTAAATGGTTTTCAGTAGCTCATAGCAATGTTGTAGGCACAGGCACTTTATATTTTAATGACTCTGTTTTTGATACCTTTTATGTTGGTCAGAGCGTAACAATCGCTAATTCAGGTAGTTCATATAATGGCACTAAAACCATCACAGCAGTAAATGAGTATTCAATTAGTGTTACGACAAATCACACTGTTGCACAAAAGTATCATCCAATCTTTCCTTATGGCACTGTATCGACTACAACTTATACAGACTGGACTTTAGACGATGCTGTAATTAATGCTGCCCTCATGGTCAGTGTTGAAATCTGGCAAGGTAGAACCGCAACTCTCAGCGGCTCCAATGTTGCCGATTTCCAGCCATCCCCTTATAGATTATCAGCGCAATTGCTGGCAAAAATAAGGGGCATGATTGCCCACGCGCTCGACCCAAGATCAATGGTTGGCTAACAATGCCAACAGCAATCACGACACTTCGTACGACTTTAGCTACTGCTCTAGTCGATAACAATCTCTACCAAGTTTTTGCCTTTCCACCATCAGTTGTCCTTGCAAACAGCGTAATTATTTCTCCGGATAATCCGTACATTACGCCGAGCAATAATGCACGGAATACAATTAGTCCTTTAGCATCCTTCAAGATTATGATCGTTGCGCCGTTATTCGATAACGAAGGAAATTTGAATGGCATAGAAGATTTTGTAGTCAGAGTGTTTAACAAGCTTGCTGCATCTAATTTGACGTACAATATAGGCGCAGTCAGCGCACCTAGCATTCTCAATGCTGCTTCGGGAGACCTACTCAGCTGTGAGATTTCACTATCAATCCTAACAAGTTGGAGCTAACATGTCACTAACACCAGAGGATTTGGCCTTCTTGAAAAAGATTGGTCAAACTCCAGAAGTACCAGCAGCACCTAAGCCAGTAACTACCAAGAAGGATGAGGAATAATCAATGGGAATTTTCCTAAATAATAAAGTTGGTTTTAAAATCGCAACAGTGAACCTCAGCGATCATGTAACTGCTTTTACACTTAACCGCATCGTGGACGCCATCGAGGTTTCTTCCATGGGTGATACATCTCACAAATTTGTGGCTGGATTGGCCTCAGATACAATTACTGTTTCATTCTTGAATGACACAGCAACAGGATCAGTCCTACAGACTCTACAGTCAGCATTCGGATCTACAGTTGCTTTCCAAGCAATTCAAGATTCATCTGCGGCAGTATCAGCAACCAATGTTTTGTACAGTGGTACGATTTTTGTTGATAACCTAACCGACATCAACGGAGCTGTAGCAGATCAGGCAATGATCGACATCACATTTACATGCAACAGCAAGACTGCTTACGCTACTACAGGTACTTGGTCATAAACTAACTAACTAACAAAGGGGCAAAACAATGGCTAAACTAAAGATCGTTCGTACAGATGGAAGCGTACTCGAAGGCGAAATCACACCTGCTGTGGAATACTCCTTCGAGTTACACCATAAGCTAGGATTTCATCGTGCGTTTCGTGAACAAGAAATGCAGACAATGGTTTACTGGTTAGCTTGGGAAGTAACACGCAGGTCAGGTGAAACTGTTAAGCCTTTTGGAATTGAGTTCATCGAAGGATTAAAATCCGTCGAAGTGTTGGACTCAGACCCTTTAGCTTAAAGCGAGATCTCCCGTTCACCTACTTAATCGCTCGCTTGAGCATTAGGTTAGGGATCTCGCCACAGCAGTTATTAGATTTAGATAAGACCATGCTCGATGCATTAGTGCAAGGGCTCAAAGATGAAGCGAAAGAGGTGAGCGATGCCAACAGAAATAAAAGGCGTCATCGCTCTTCGTAAAGCTCTAAATAAATTCGCTCCAGATTTGGCAGAAGAATTAACTAAAGAGATCACAGGTTCTCTCAAAGTAATTCAGGCATCAGCTAGGGGTTTTGTGCCTAATGTTGCTCCAGCCGGTCTTTACAACTGGAATGAGAATCGAAGCGGTAAAAAGATTACTGCTAAGACTTCTATGTTTAGAACTTTCAACACAGAAGGTCGCGTCCGTATGTTTCCTTTGTATGATGCAACAACTATTAAGCGTGGCATTGTATATCGTACGGGTTACGGCAAGCCAAATTCTAAAGGTTTCAGATCACTATTTCGAGTAAGAAACAAATCTGCTGCCGGTGCTATTTATGAAACTGCTGGTCGTAAGAACCCTGGCGGCGATCCAAAAAGCCAATCTAATAATCCTAATGCTGGAGCTAGGTTTGTTCAGCAAGGGCCTCTTTATGGTCGCAAAGTTAATGGCCAAGATATGCGTGGCCGCGTAATCTTCCGTGCATGGGAAAAAGATGAAGGCAAGCAAACGGCAGCAATTTTTAAGGCTATCGAAACAGCACAAAACAAATTGAACAAGCGCGCAACAGTTAGCAGTGCAAGGGAGTCCGCATGAGTAACATTGTCATTGACATTTTTGCCGAGTTCACTGGAAAGAAAGCTTTTAAGCAAGCCGAGACTTCAACAGACAAGCTCACTAAAGGTGTAAAGAAACTTGCTGGAGCTGCTGGTCTTGCTTTTGGTACTGCTCAAGTAATTGCTTTTGGTAAAGCATCTGTCAAAGCCGCTTTAGATGCACAAGCTCAGCAAGAGCGATTAGCTAACATTGTTAAGGTAACAGTTGGCGCCAGCCAATTGCAGATCCAATCTCTTAACGATCAAGCTGCTTCATTGGAAAAAATTGGTGTTGTTAATAAAGAAAACATCACCCAAACACAGTCACAATTAGCTACATTTAATTTACAGATCGACACGATCAAACAACTTACGCCAGCCATCCTTGATTATGTAACGGCTGAAAAGGGTGCTGCCGCTTCTGCCGATCAGTTTAAGCAGATGACTAACGGGCTTGCTCAAGCCCTTAACGGCAACTTTGCATCACTTACTAAAGTCGGCTTTGTCCTTGACGAATCAACTAAAAAGACTATTAAGAATGGTACAGAAGCAGAAAGAACAGCAGCACTTGTCGCTGTTCTTGATTCGACCTATAAAGATTTTAATAAAAACCTTGCTAAAACTGATGCTGGTCAGATGCAGGTTCTTGCTAATTCAGCAAATAATGCTCAAGAGATTATCGGCACAGGCTTACTCGATGCAGTCAAGATGCTTGGCGAAGATGATTCAGTTTCTAATCTTGCAACAGCAATGCAGGATGTGGCTACATATACAGCAGATGCCATTAGAGGTGTCGGCGCATTAGTTGCAACTCTAAAAAACATCCCTGGAGCTGGCATTCTTATCGATGCATTTAAGGTTTTCAATAGAACCACTCCGTTAGGTTTGCTTGTCGAACTTGGAAAACAAGCAAGAAAAAATGCGGAACAACAGGGAACTTCTTCTACGGCCTTGGCTCACCTTGCAGAACTACAATCAAGGTATGCCATTGAAACACTTGCTACTAAAAAGAAACTTACAGCAGAAGAATTAAAAGCACTTAAGGCTGCTCGCCTAAAGGCAGCCCTTGAAAAGGCTAACCTTGCTCTTGGTAAGGGTCAAGAAGTCTTTGACATAGACAAGATCCAGAATGCAGCAGCACTTGCTAACCAGTCAGAGCAACTAGCCAAGGCAACTAATGGCACACAGTTACTCCAGATCGCCAATGACACTGCTCGCCTAAATGTCAAGAAGTCAATTCTTGCTCTAGAAGATGCTATGGCTACTAAGGATGAAGCAGCGATTACCGCTGCAACAAAGAAACTCAATGCAGATATGGGCATTCTTGGGGCTTTAACTGGACAAGATCTAAAACTTGCAAACATTAAAACAATCCTAGAAAGCCTTAAACCTAAAGATCTAATTAACTTGACGAACCTAGAAGCGGCTCTTGCTTTGTTAGGCAAGATTAACGTTGCAACAGGCGGCTCAAGCGGTGGCAGTTCAAGTACTGGGGTCGCAGCCAGTGGCATACCCGTAAACGACTTTATTGCACCCATCTCTACTTCTGGCGGATCGATCGCAGCCATTCTAGAATATGCAGAATCCGCAACAGCCAGAGCCAATGCTTTTGCAGACTTGCTGGACATGCAGAATGCGGCAGATGCAGCAGCCTTTAACGCAAGCTCTTTAGGTACTTCTGCTGGCAACACAATCATTGTTAATACAGGCATCGGCGATCCTAACGCTATTGCAGAGGCTATCGATCAAGTTCTTACAGATGCATTCCAGCGTGGCACATTAAGGCAGTACGCGACTCCATGACATGGCTTCCAGAATGGCGCGTGACAGTAGGTGATGATGTTTATACGACTGTCACTTCTGTCTCTTTCGCATCTGGTCGTTTAGACATCGATCGACAAGCCACAGCAGGTTACTGCCAAGTACAGATCATCAATACCGATAATTCGCCTTTTACTATCAATGTAACAGAGCCAATTACCCTAGAGCTAAAGAACAGCGGTGGCACTTATGTCACTGTATTCGGTGGCGAGGTCTCAGACTTTAACATCGGAGTGCGTAGCCCTGAAGAAGCAGGTTACATCACTACGGGCACAATCTTAGGCATTGGCTCACTTGCCAAACTTACTAAGGCTGTCTATAACACTGCGCTCATCGAGGAACTAGATGGCGAACAGATCGCAGACATTCTAGGCGCAGCTCTTAACCT